GTGCTCTTTGTATTTCTTTTTCGGTATTTTGCTTTTGGGTTTTCCAAAGTTCATATTCTCTTCTCTCTTTATCTGATGCTCTTTTGATTGTTTTAGCTCTTTTTCTTTGGAATAAACCTGTTCTTACGTAATCTCTGTATCCTTTTTCTCTCAGGAAAGTCTTAAATGATAAATCTAATCCAGATAAATTATATACAAATTCAGGAGCAGGAGGGGGCGGTGGAGGTGGTGGTGGTGGTAAAGTTACTACAGGAGTAGGGGCTTTTGGTGCTGTTGTTATAACTAACCTGTCTTCTGTGTTTATAGGAGGGTTTAAAACTGCTTCTAATCTTAATTTTAACTCTTCTATAAGTACTTGAGGTTCGCTTGCAAAAGATAAAGGACCTTTAAGTACCGTTACACCTCTTCTATCTACAGCTATCGCCTGTCTTCTTGGTGCTACTAAACTATCTTCAGTTGATGGAATAATTTTTATACTATATACACCTCCGTTAGAACTAGTATATAACTCCTCAACTAGTGAGTTATCATACCCTGTATTACCAGAAGCTGCTAAAATCTTTCTTCTATCATCGTCTGAAAGATCTGGGTTTGAGGCACATCTTTGTATAAGAGCTTCAATTTGTGCTATTCTAGCTTTTAATGGACTCAAAACTCCGTCTACTCCTCCAAATAGACTCCTCATTGCTTTCTGTTCGTCAGATAGCCCGTTTACCATACTATTTGTAAATGCAAGTTTGTTTGCATTACTCTGTATTTTACCCATCGTTTGAGAGCTTAAAACTCCTCCTTGAGGTCCCGGTGGTGTACCTATAGTTGATGGAAGAATAAGATGTGAGAGTATGCTAACAACAACTTTCCCTGCTGCTATAGGTTTATCTAATTTATCAGGTACTCTTCTTAACCTTTCTACTTTTTTATCAAAGTTACCTATAAGTTTTTTTAAGGTACTTAATGTTTGGGTCATTCTTTCTAATACCTCTGGTGGTGGGCACTTGTTTAAAAGCTCTTTTATTATCTCATCTATTTTTTGATTTACTTTAGATAAAATTACAGCCTGTATTGCTCCAAGTTGCTGAGCAAGAAACTTAGGTAAGTTAGATTTAAAGTTTTTTAGTAGTCCGTGTGGCATTATTCAACAAATACTTTTTTTGATTTTAGTTCTGATTCTCCTCCTACGTTAATACGCTGTCTAAGGTCTTTGAGAAATTCTTCGAGGACAGGAGCAATTGCAATGAACCCGGGTATACTGTCTGCTCTAGTAGTAACAGCGTTTTTAAGAGCACCGTTTAAAAGCTCTAACATGCTAACTAAATTAAAAAGCCATGCTTCTAACATATCTCCCCTTATTACCGGTTGCTGTTCAAAAACTCTAGCATCTTTACCTAAGTATATTTTATCTGAATCTAATCCTATACTAGAAACTGCGTCTATACCCACTGTTTCTGAGCTAATACTAAAAATGTTGTTAGCTGTAAAGTTTATGTCTTCTTCTTTGGCATTAAAAAATAGTCTTCCTGAATTTATTACTACTTGTGCACCTTTATAAGATTCTGCAGATATAGGGTTAGTGTTAAGTGAATCATATTTACTTCTTACTTGTTCAAGTTCTACAGATTTATCTGAGGTTAGATATATTGATGAAGAGTCGTTGTTAATATCTTCTACTAAGGTTTTTTGTTCATCGTCAGCACTTCGTCCATTTGAAATTTTAACAAAAGGTGGACTATCGGAGTTATCTGCTGTTGTGTACCCTCCTAACCTAATTGATTGTCCTAACCTTCCTTCTATTAATATGTCTCCAGGATTAAGTTCAAGTGGTTTGACATCATCTCTTTCTTCAATTTGATACTCTTTTCCTAAGTCTGGTGGTTGAGCTGTTTCGTTTTTCTCTATTTCACTTAGTACCGGTAGGGCATTGTGGTTTGGATTATTCCAGATTGAGAGTATAGTAGAGTAGTAAAGTTTAGAACTACTTTTATTATCTTCTAAAGCTTCTTCACCTGCTATAAACGACTCTAGTATTATTATTTCGTTTTTAAGGGGAATGTTTTTTATGTTACTGTCTATAGGGTAAGCTATAGGCAGATTGCTCGTCTCTGATTTTTCATACTGTGGGTATGAGTGTAAGGGTTCAAATCTTACTGCTCCTAATACTCTTATATTCGTATAATCAGGATGGTTTTCAGATAGTATAATATCTCTTACCCTACCTAATTTAACAGTGTTATTATTATTTTGGTAGAATGGTGTACTTTTACTTAATTCGTAATTAGTAGAAAACTTATTCATCTTCAGTTTCTTCCTTATTCTCTACTTCTTCTATATTTTCTTCTAATTCATCTTGTTCTTCTAACAGGTCTTGAAGTTCTGATAAGTCGAACATTCCGTCTCCTTCTCCTTTAGATGCAGCTGTCTCTATACGTTGAATTACTGTCGCTAACTTAATTAAATGCTCGTCATTCTTTACACCTATCTCCATATACTCTTTAATCATAGGTACAATAAGAGTAGCGTCTCCAATGTTTTCTATTAGAGGTTTTAATTCACCTATAAGGGCTTTTACTTGCCCTCTAGTGCTTGTTGAATTATCGTGAATTTCTGAGAAGAGATCTGATAATGTTTTTCCTTTAAATATTTCTTTATCTAAGCTCATAATATTTTCTTTATTATAAATAGACTTAGACGTTGTTCTGGGAAAGTAAACCTTGGTCGTAGAGTTTTTGATAGTTTTCTTTAAAGTCTTCTTTAAGGACCGTTATCACTTTTGTAAGTTGAGGTGTTTCGCAGTCGGTCATTTCTCTTATATAGATGTAGAGAGCTTTTTTCTTAAAAATATCCAGATCGTGTCTTGTTCTAAATAGGGTTAATACAGCATCTGCGATTTGTATATCAGTATCTTTTATAAACATGTCATCTATCTTCATGTAGATTGAATCTATCCAGGCGTTCATAAAGTTACTTAGAGTCCTACCTGATGGTGAGTCTAAGTCTAGGTCTTGATCATAGCTCTCCTCTATATCGTCAAAGGATCCTATCTGTTTTAATTTCTTATAGTTCTTATTGTTGTAGTTTATTAGCCATCTTTTAACTATCGTACCAAAATAAGAGTATGCTTTTGCTCCATTAGTAGGATCAAACTTCATTATCTTTTCTTCATACAGCATAGATACGATCTCATGCTTCAAATCCTCTATTTTATCTACATCTGTGTAATAAAACTTAAAGGTATGTATGATATTCTCTGCTAGCTTGTAGAAAGGGTAGTAGATGTGTTCAGAAAATATTTTATTTCTGTATTCTTTATCTACTGATGTGTTATATTTTACTATGTATTCTTCTGTCTCGGTTGTAAAGTAGTTAGCTTTCGATTTCTTCCTTGCCATAATTTTCGGGGAGCATATATGTGTTTAGCTCGTCTTGTACGTATTTCATTTGGTTAAAAAATTCACCAACTTCATCGTCACTCTGAAAGACCCCCTTTTCATCGAGATTTTGTAGGTGTTGCTTACCTTTACCTACTGCATCGGAAATGTTTTGAAGATATCTGGTTTGATCTTGTACTACATCTTCGTACTTCTCCACTTTAATCATTAGGTTTCTTAGAATATAGAACATTATTCCCAAGGAACCAACTAAAACTGCAATAATTATGTTGTAAGTCGTAAAAATTTCTGTCATTATAAGTTTTTTAGTGTATCTGCAAGTCCTTTTGAAGAATTCACCGTTCTACCGGTGGTTGACTTGCTTTTTTGCGTTTTAGGAGTTGAAGAACCGCCGTTTCTCTTCCACATATCGTATTCTACCTTAGAGGCAAGGAAGTCGGCAGCGTGTAACACGGAGACTATTGATGTTTTTTGTCTGGATGACTCAACATTACTAAAAAAGTAGGCTTCATTAGCTTTATCGAACACACCATCGTGTAGTCTGATGCCTAGCCACTCTTTTTGGTTAACCTCAATGCCAAACCTCTGTAATATAAACAGTGATCGGTCTGGTATGAGCATGAAATCTAAGTCTGGGTTGTAGGTATACATCTCTGATAGCTTGTCTTGACGCCATTTATCAGTCTGAGGTATGTAGTTAGGCCTGTCTCCATCACCTATCTTACCTAAATCGTGGAACAGAGCGGCAAAAACAAGTTCTTCTTCGGTGTAATCTATTGTTCCACCCATTTCTTGATATAACCTGGACTGTTTTACCGCATATTCCACTACCCTATTGACATGATCAACGTAACCACCTGCGAATGCATTGTGATACCAAGATCTACCACTGGCTGGAGCCATTACGTAAGTGTCCTCAAGGTGTTTTAACATACCTAGAACTTTTTCCTTACGGTCTCCAATGTAAGTATCAATAATCTTAAGATGTTTTTGATAATTTTT